CGCCTTCCTAGAAGAGCCCCGCGCCGAGCCGATCCTCGCGGCGCCGGCCGCGGCGACGCCGGCACTGCGGACGGTCGAGGCCTCGCTCGCGTTGCCGCTGCGGGACGTGCCCGAGGAGGATTATTGCGCGCGCCATATCGACACGCGGCTGGATCTTCCCCAGGCCGTCGCCCTCGCCCGGCTGTTCCGGGGGCTGGACGAGGCGGGGGCGCGGCTGGCCAGCGGCCGGTACGTGAAGAGCCAAGCCGACGCGGTGCGGTACGTGCTGGAGCAACTCGGGAAAGCGACCTAATCCGGGATCAGCGCCCGCACTTTGCAGCTCAGGGCCTCGGCGATCGCCGGCAGGCGCTCCAGCGGCAGATGTCGGCCGCGCTCCCAGCTGAGACAGGAAGGGGGTCGCGCTAAGCGCAGACGGTTTGCGCCTATTTGCGTCTTAATTTCCTAGTCACGCCGCGCTTCCACAGTCAGCTTGAGGCGCTCGCGGCGCGCGCGGATACGGGCGCCGATCTGGCCGGTAAAGGGCGGATTGTCCAAATTAGTAAACCTGCGCCCGAGCCTCGGGCGCTCTTCACACGGTGGCGGGGAGTCTGCTAAGGGTCGCTTTCCATGAGTGCGCTCTCCTCCGCCAGCACCATCGACGAGATCAAAGCAGCCTACGCCGACAACGCCTCCTACGAGGAGGACGCGTCGGCGTCGAAGGCCAAGGCCTTCGTGACGGCCTGCCGGCTGCTGCTGCTCAAGCTGCCGAAGATGGCCACCACCGAAGGCGGCCGCCAGCAGCTGATGCTCAACCCCGAACTGATCCAGGGCGAAATGGAGCGGGCCACGAATTGGCTGTCCACGTCGAGCGCCGGCGCCGCCAGCGGCGGGGTCAAGCACGTCGATCTCCAGGGGTTTCGCGACTGATGCGCCGACGCACGATCGAACCCGAATCGCTGGCCGACGCTTACGGCGGCATGCGCGCCGACTACATCGCCGCGAAGACCAGCCGCTTCCGCCGCCGGCGGACGGGCGTTTCGGCCAGCGGCAGCGGCGCGGACTACCACTACCGATCGGAGAGCGACTACCTGCGGATCATGGAGCAGGCGCGCGACATGGACCGGAACGATGCGGTCATCGGGCAACTGGTCGATCGGGCAGTCGGCAACACGGTGCAAGAAGGCTTCCAGCTCGACCCGCAGACGGGCGACAAGCAGCTGGACGCCGAGCTGTGGGCCCGCTGGGACGCCTGGGCCGAGGACCCCGAGCAGTGCGACGTGGCCGGCGAGCTCTGCTTTTACGACTTTGAATCGCTCGTGCCGCGGCAGATGCTGGTGGACGGCGACACCTGGATCCTGCCGATCGCGGACGGCCAACTGCAAGGCGTCGAGGCGCACCGCGTCCGCACGCCGAGCGGCACGAAAAAGAACGTCGTCCACGGCGTGCTGCTGGACGACCTCCGCGTCCGCCGCCAGGTGTGGATCACCAAGGACGACATCGAGCCGACCGCGCAGCTCAAGAAAGTCTCGGACATCACGCCCTACGACGTCCGCGACGCCGACGGCCACCGGCAGGTTTTCCAGATCTACAATCCAAAACGCTTTTCACAAACGCGCGGCGTCAGCGCGTTCGCGCCCGTCTTCGACACGGCGGGCATGGGCGACGATTTGATGTTTGCGAAATTGGTCCAGGCGCAGGTCACGAGCTGCGTGGCGATCTTCGAAGAATTGGCGGTCGATGCCATCGGGGGCGACGACCAGGCGGGCGAGCGGACGACTGAGACGCTCGGCGACGGCTCCTCGCGGGTGTTGGAGGCGCTGGCGCCGGGCATGCGGATCCGCGGCCGGCCGGGGTCGAAGCTGACGGGGTTCTCGCCGGCCGTGCCCAACAACGAATTCTTCGCGCACATGCGGCTGGTGCTGACGCTGATCGGTATCAACGTGGGCATGCCGCTGGTGCTGGTGCTGATGGACGCCAGCGAGACCAATTTCTCCGGCTTCCGCGGGGCCGTCGATCAAGCGCGGCTGGGTTTCCGCCGCAATCAGAAGGCGCTCATCAAGCGCTTCCATCGGCCTGTGTATTTGTGGAAATTGCGGCAATGGCTGGCCGACGATCCCGTCCTGGCGACGACGGCCAAGAAACTCGGCGCGGCGTTTTTTGCGCATCGCTGGAACCCGCCCACGTGGCCCTACATCGAGCCGATGAAGGACGCGGGGTCGGACTTGCTGCGGCTGCGGAACGGGCTGACCAGCCCGCGGCGGCTGCACGCGGAGCGGGGCCGCGACCACGAAGAGTTGGTCGAGGAGACGGTGCAGGACAACGCGCTGGCGATCCGCCGCGCGAAGACGGAGAGCGTCAAGATCAATGCCGAGTTCGCCGACGATCAGCCGGTCCATTGGCGCGAGCTTTTGTCGCTGCCCACGCCCGACGGCGTCTCGGTCAAGCTGGACGCCGGCGGCCCGGAAGAGGCGGAGACGGCCAAGCCCGCGGACAACTCGCAGACGCCTGCCAAGGAGGCCCGCGATGCCTGATTCGCTGCCGGACGCCCTGGGCGATCTGCACTTGCCGCTGGGGCAGTTGGCCCACCTGGATCAATACTTCGGGCCGTGGGCGATCGAGGAGGAGCGTTTCCGCGCGGCCGTGGAGCGGATCGGCCAGATGGACCTGCAGGCCCACGTGCACGTGCAAATGGCGCGCGGCAAGGGGGAGCCGAATTTCAACGCGGCGGTCACCGCGGACGGCATCGCCCACGTGGAGTTAAGCGGCCCGCTGATGAAGCAGGTCAGCAGCCTGTCGGGCGGCACGTCCACGGTCGAGGCCCGCGCGCAGGTCCGCCGCGCGGCCCGCGACGAGTCGATCGCGGCGATCGTGCTGCGGATCGATTCACCCGGCGGCACGGTCAGCGGCACGCAGGACTTGGCCGACGAGGTGGCCGCCGCCGCCCAGCGGAAGCCGGTGGTGGCCTATATCGAGGACCTGGGCGCCAGCGCTGCGTACTGGATCGCCTCGCAGGCCCGCGCGGTGTACGCCGCCAACCATAGCACGCTGGTCGGTTCGATCGGCACCTACGCGGTGCTGTACGACATGTCGGCCCGCGCGGCCATGCTGGGCGTGAAGGTCCACGTCATCCGGGCCGGCGACAACAAGGGCGCCGGCACGCCGGGGACGGAGATCACGCCCGAGCAACTCAGCCGCTGGCAGACGCTGGTCGGCAGCCTCAACGAGCAATTTCTGCTGGGCGTGGCCCGCGGCCGCAAGCTGCCGCTGGCCCGCGTCCGCGAGCTGGCCACCGGCGACGTGCACGTGGGCGAAGCGGCCAAGGCCCTCGGCCTGATCGACGGCGTGCAATCGTTTGACGCCACGCTGGCCCAATTGATCCAACAAATTTCCAAGAAGAGCACGAAAGGAAAGACCATGAGCGAGTCCTCCCCGGCCGACGTCACGGCCCAGATCGTCACGGCCGCCCTGCCCCTCGCGGCCAGCTACCAGGACCTGGTGGCGGCGCTGCCGCAAGCGGGCAGCGACTTCGTTTGCAAGCAGTTGGCCGCCAAGGCGACCGTGGCCCAAGCCACGGCGGCCTTCCTGGCCCACCAGCAGGAGCTGCTGGTGGCCAAGACGAAGGAAGCGGAAGAGGCCAACGCCAAGGCCGCGGCCGCCGGCACGAAGAAGCCGGGCGTGCCGCCGGTCACCAGCAAAGCGGGCGAAGGCGCCGAGGCCGCCGGCGGTGATGCCATCGACCGGTGGGAAGCGGCCGTCGGCGCCAAGATGACCGCGGGCAAGAAGCGCGACGCGGCCATCCGAGCGGTTGCGATCGCGGATCCGGATCTCCATGCCGCCTACCTGGCGGAATACAACGCCCAGCACGGCGGCAAGCGGCGCGAGTAAAGTCTGCGGATCGGCGGCGGAGAATCGATCAAACAAAACCTCACGCGGAGCGTGCGGACTACTTTCACGGAGGAAACCATGAGCCAGGAATTCGTGACCCGCGAGCGGACGTTCGTCGCCGGCGCGGCGATCGCCCAGTATTTGCGGGTGAAGCTCTCCAGCGGCAAGCTGGCCGCGGCCGGCGCGGCCGACATCGATATCGGTACGCTGCGCGACGCCAGCTTCGCCGATTTGGACCTGCGCGTGGTCAAACTGCGCGCCGCGCAAGGCACGGTTAAGATGGTGGCCGCCGGCGCCATCGACGCCGGGGCGATCGTGTACGGCGCGGCCTCGGGCAAGGTCAACGACGTGGCCAACGGCAACCCCGTCGGCCAAGCCATGGAGACGGTCACCGCGGACGGCGACGTGATCGAAGTCCAGCGCTTCGCCTGCCCCGGCATCGCCGACGGCGCGACGCGGACCGTGGAAGCCCACACCGCCGACGACACGTTGACGGTCCTGGAAAGCGGCAGTGTGCACACGTCCGTCGGCGCTGCCGGTACGGTGGTGTTGTCGCTGCCGGCGGCCGTCGTCGGGCTGGAATACTACTTCCGCGTGGGCGCCGCCCAGGAGTTGCGGATCGACCCCAACGGCACCGAAGTCATCGCCTTGCCCTCGACGGGCGTGGCGGGCGCCGGCGGCAAGTATCTCACCGCCAACGCCGACGGCGAGACGGTGCATTTGATGTGCACCAAGGCCGGCACGTGGAGCGCCTTCGGCTTCACGGGCACCTGGACCGCCGAGGCGTAAGCCAACGGCACGTCGGCACGCAGCCATTCACGGACGAAACTTTTCTAGCACGGAGCGCTAAGCCATGCCTTCTCCTTCGACCGCCCTCGCGACGCTGCGGCCCGACTTGGGCGGCAGCTTCGAGGAATTTGACCTGGCGATGGACCGCCAGGGTTTCATCGCCACCCGCGTCCTGCCGGTCCTCGAGGTGGCCAAGGCCTCGGGCGTGTTCGGCAAGATCCCGATCGAGCAGCTGCTCAAGGTTCGCGAAACCAAGCGGGCCCCCGGCGGCGGCTACAGCCGCGGGAAGTTCACCTTCACCTCGGCCAGCTTCGCTTGCGAGGAACACGGCGCCGAGGAGCCGGTGGACGACAACGAGTCCAAGCTCTACGCCGAGTACTTCGACGCCGAGATCGTGGCTGCGGCCCGCGCTCGCGACGCCGTGCTACGGAACCAGGAGGTCCGGGCCGCGGCGCTGCTGTTCAACACCACGACTTGGACCGGCGCCGCTTTGACCACGGGCGTGGCCGTGGAGTGGAACACGATCGCCACGGCCGAGCCAGTGAGCAACGTCGAAGCCGCCGTGCGGAAGGTGTACGACGGCAGCGGCCTGTGGTGCAACGCCCTGATCATCACCAAGGTCGTGTTCCGCAACCTGCGGCGCTGCGCCCAGATCGTGGACATGGCGAAGAGCCAGGGCTTCATGGACGTGCGGCCGGGCAAGATCACCGCGGCCCAGCTGGCCGTCGTCTTCGACCTGCCGCACATCATCGTCGCCGGCGGCACCAAGGACTCGGCGCTCGAGGGCCAGGCCTCGACGCCCGCCCCGCTGTGGGACGACGAGTACGCGATGGTCGCCCGCATCGCGGAGACGAACGACATCCGCGAGCCCTGCGTGGGCCGTACGTTCCACTGGGGCGAGGACGGCAGCTTGATCGGCGGCTTGATGGAAGAGTACCGCGACGAGTCGGTCCGCGGCGACATCGTCCGTAGCCGCCACCAGGTCGACGAAGTCGTGCTCTATCCGGAAGCTGCCCACCTGATGAGCAACATCACCACGTAGCAGTCACCCGCGGGCCGCGGCGGAAAGGGATCCGGGCACGGAAGCGACCGATCCCACCGCCGCGGCTGCGGATCGGCGGCACTTTTCGTGGAGGCGCCTCGTGTCGAGACTGAGCAACCATTTCGCCGAAGTCGCCCGGCCGGCGCTGCTGGAGCACCTCGGCGAGACGGTCACGCACTACCCGCTGGGCGTGGTGGCCAGCGCCGCCAGCGTCACGGCGCTGGTGGACCTGGCCGGCGACGCGCAGGTCGATAGCGACGGCGAAGGGGAGCGGTTGATCCGCCGCGGCCGGTTGGAGATTTCGGCGGCCGTCACGGTGACCTACAGCGAGCGGCACAACCAACGGGATTCGTTTCTGGTGCGGACGCAGCTGTGGCAGGCGGTGGGGACCGGCGGCACGGACGGGGCGATCAAGACCGTGTTGATCGAGCGCCGCGAGCCGATCGCCACCAAGGCGGGCCGGACGAAGTAGGAGGTGTGCAAACGTGGGCTGGAGCGTGGACGCGACCGACGGCGGCGGCAAGTTCCTGCAGGGACTGCTGTGGCTGATCGCCTCCACGGCCAAGTTCCAGTCGGAGGTCGGCGCGGCGACCGCCACGCTGGCCCTGGCCCGCTGCTGGCCGGACGAGGCCGACGACAAGCAGGCCTCGCCGACGGCGCTGTGGCCCCGCGCCATCGCCCGCGAGGCCAGTTACGAGGACGAGGAACTAGGGAGAAAAGATTCTTCGATCAACGGCGTCGCGCTGCTGACGTTCGAACGCGAGGTGCCGAGCGCCTACACGGCCCAGGGCCAAAACGCGGTCACGGAGTTTCGCAACGTGGTCGGGCTGATCGTCAGCCAGGCCAAGGCGCTGGCGGGAGCGGGGGCGGGCTACTTCGCCGGCGAGACGCACGTCTACCCGCAGAGGTGGAGCTACGACGACTCGGCGCCGGCCGTGTACACCGTGGCCGGCAACGTCGAGGGAGAAGAGCAGCAGGTGACCGTCGCGGCCGTCGTGTACCGCGTCGAATGGCATGGAGTGCCGTAAGAGCTTTCAGCGGTCAGCAGTCGGCAGTCAGCAGGAGCTGATGGCTGACCGCTGAAAGCTGATGGCTGAAAGCTGATGGCTTCTTTGCTGAAAGCTTTGTATGCAGTTCGTCCCCAAGATGAACGTCACGATGACGGTCCCCAGCCGGCCGGCCGACATGGCCGCGCGGCTGCACAACAAGTTCGCCAAGGAGGCACTCAGGGAAACGCTGCAAAGCCACCACCGCCGCACGTTCCGCGGCCGGTTCGAGCCGGCGGCCAGGAGCAAATACGACCACGCGCCGCGCAGCCCGCGCTATGTGAAGCACAAGAAAAACAAGTTCGGCCACTCGATCGACCTGGTCTACACGGGCGCCACGCGACGGGAGTTTGTGAAGCCGGGCCACCCGGTGCGGATCGGCGGCACGGCCGCCGGCGGCACGCTGGTCGGCCGGATGATTTTCAAATTCCCCTTCGCCGACGGCAACCGGATGAAAGCGGGCCAGCGGCGGACGCGGAACCCGCGGACCGCGCAGCTCGCCAAAGAGATTTCCGCCTGGACCGCGGAGGAAGCCAAGACCGCCGCCCAGGAATTTTTGCAACGCTACATGGAAAAGGTGACCGCCTGGCGCGGCACCCGCAAGCGCAGCCGCCTGCCCACCAAATAGTCGAGGGGAACACAAAATGGCACTCATCAATTACTCGCTGTTCCCCGCGTCGTTCGTTCACGCCGGCGGCACGCTGAATCTCAAACAGCTCCGCATGCAGGGTGTGCAGCCCAACAGCGAAAAGGACGTGATCATCCCGGGCGGCGCCTTGGACGCCGGCGCGGTGATCGAGTCGCACGCGCAGCCCATCGTCCGCGTCGGCACGCGCGACCTGACGGCCCTGCTGGCCGTGCTGAGCTTGACCACCGGCCTCAAGTGTACGGGCAACTGCATCTTCCGCTGGCAAAAGCGGGTGGCCCAAAGCACGTTCGCCACCGGCGCCAGCCACACCACGCTGACCGCCACCAGCGGTTTTCTGAATTGCGAAAGCATCCGCGCCGCCCAGAACGACGTGGAAGGCGCGATGGCGGACTTGAGTTTCTTTCCGCTCTTCGACGGCACCAACAAGCCGCTAGCCGCGGCGATCACCGCCGACTTCGACGCCGCCGAGGCGCCGGCCTTCAACAGCGCCTTTTACCTGGGGCCGGTGTACCTGGGCGCCGCGCAGATCGAGGGCATCCAGAGCGTGGAAATCACGCCCGGCATCAGCTTCCGGCCGGTGTCGGCCGACGGCGACCTGTACGCCCGCGTGGGCGTGATCGACATGCGGCGGCCGCGGCTGCGCTTCACGCTCACCAACGTGGGCTATTTGTCGACGATCACCAGCCTCTTCGGCAACGCCTTCGCCAGCGCCATTGCTTGCTACTTCGCCAAGGGCGTGTCGGGCGGCGGCCGGGTGAGCAGCGCCTCGACGGTGCACTGCAAGGTGTCCGCCGCGGCCGGCGACTGGACCCCCGACGACATCAGCGTCGAGGGGAACGGCGACGGGTCTTTAAGCGTGGTCGTGACGCCGACCGGCAGTTTAAGCTTTTCGATCGCCAGCGCGATCCCGTAAGCAATCGCGAAGTTACGGAACTTCGTCATAAGGAGCCGCACGTGGCCAAGATCCAAGAAGACGTCCTGCTGGCCTGCGATCTCACGCTGGGCTGCGAGGGCGTCCTGCATCCCAACGTGGACGAGCGGGCGCCCGGGTTCGCCCACTTCGCGGCCCGCTGCACGTTGTGCGGCGGCGGCCTGAACTACGGCCTGTATCCCCTCCAGCGGCGGCAGGCGGAAGGCGGGCCGGAGTATCAGGACCTCGGCGGCAACTGGCACCCGCTGCCGGCGGAGCCGATCGAGGCGTAACGCGGTTGGCGCGTCGCGGGCGTCCTGGCCGCCCAACACGATCGCCGCGGGCACCTACCACGGATACTTCGTGGTCTACACCACCACGGAGCCCGAGACGTTCCCGCCCGACGGCGGCAAGCTGTTAGTGATCATTGATTCCGACTGAAAAGGGAAAGGGTGTTTCACTCTTTCACTTTTGCATTTTTTTAGGAGCCAAGGATGGCCACTCGACGCTGGCGCGGCGACGCGAAGAACGTCGCCCAGGTGAACACGATTACCCCGGCCAACGTGGCGGCCGGCAACACGTTCACCGTCACGATCAACGGCAAGGACATCACCTTCACCGCCACCGCGGCGACGGTGGCCAACGTCACGGCCGGCCTGGTGGCGCTGCTCAACGCCAGCCTCACGCCGGAGTTCGCTGAGATCACCTACACCGACTCCACCACCCACGTCACGGGCACCGCCGACTCGCCGGGCAAACCCTTCACGCAGACGAGCTCGGCCGCCGGCGGCACCGCGACGAACACCACGGCCACGCCCACGGCCAACCAGAGCCAGAACGACGTCAACAACGCCGACAATTGGGACTCCGCCGTCCCCACCACCGGCGACGACGTGTTTATCCAAGACACGGACGTCTCGCTGCTCTACAACCTCTCGGCGCTCGCGGCCGAGACGCTGGCCAGCCTCACGATCGACAAGAGTTTCACCGGCGAGATCGGCCTGCCGCGGTTCACGGAAAGCGGTTATTACGAGTACCGGCCGACCTATTGGGCCATGCCGGCCACGGTGCAGACGATCGGCCGCGGCGAGGGGGACGGCTCGACGCGGATCAAGATCGACAACGGCAGCGTGCAGACCGCGCTCACGATTTATGACTCGGGCGAGCCGGCCGAGGACGACGATTACGCCGTCCGCTGGAAGGGGACGCACGCCAGCAACGTGCTGAACCGCCTGGGGGGCAACGTGGGCGTGGCGGTCGACGCCGGCGAAACGGCCGTGGCGGCCACCACCCGCACGGGCGGCGGCGAGGCGGACGAAGGCCGCTTGCACTTCGGCACCGGAGTGACGCACGGCGACATCGACATGTCCGGCGGGGAGCTGCTGACGCAGGCCAACATCACGACGCTGGACACCATTGCCGGCACGCACGAGCACCTGGCCGGCACGATCGGGACCTACAACAACGACGGGGCGGAGTTCTTGCACCGCTCGACCGGGACGATCACGACCTACAACGGCGGCAACGAGTCGACCCTCGACCGGCGGAAGCAATTGCAGGCCGGCACGATCACCAACACCAACCTGTACCGCGGCGCGTCCGTGCTGGATCCGTTCAAGACGTTGGTCTTCACCAACGGCATCGACCTGGTGCGGTGTGCGATCGCCGACGTGACGCTCGACCTGGGCGAGCATCTGACGGTTACGCCGAGTGCCGTGTAGGAGCCCGCCGTGGGGAAGAGAGACTGGCTGATCGTTGGTCTGTTCGCGTTGGCGGAGTTGTTTTATATCCTGTCCTGGTGGCTTTGATGGCGATTGCCGAAGAGTTGGCCGAGGACCTGACCTATCGCGAAGACGTCCGCGAGTTGCGGCGCGCCCGCTACGCGGCCCGCCGGCTGAAATTAAAAAGGAAACGGTAAATGTCGCTGTTGATCTACGTG